GGTGCTTTTTTATTGCCCAAAATCTTTAGTAAAGGAAGTGGTCAATGTCTTCCCCAGAGCCGGGGTTACGGCTCCATATCTTAGACCGAACCTAAGTCGTAAAACTAAGGGATCCAAGGGATGCGACCCCGTAAAAAGCGTAGGAGCAGGAGTAATAAAATGAAACGAAAATTTTTAGAAGATCTTGGACTTGAAAAAGAAGTTATCGACAAGATTATGGATGAGCATGGCGTCGGCATTACTGCTGCCAAAGCGGATGTTCAAAAACTTGAAAATGAACGAGATGATTTCAAATCCAAATATGAAGCAGCTGACAAGACCATCATAGGTTTGAAAGCTGATGAAGCGGCCAATGAGACCCTGCAGAAAACAATCAAAGACCATGAATCGACGATTGCCAAATTGCAGGCAGATTCAGACATTCTGAAGAAAAGCTATTCATTGAAAGAACAGCTTACTGGTCTTGGGGTTAACGACCCCGATTATATCATCTTTAAACATGGCGGGGTTGATAAGTTTACTTATGACAAAAATGGTGAACTAATTGGGCTTGAGGACACAATTAAACCCTATAAAGAATCGATCCCTCATGTGTTCACAACAGACGAACCTGTGATTAAAGGTGCAAAGATTGCTGATCCCAGCGATCCACCAGCACCAGGAACGGGCGATTTAAGCCCAGGGGCTATGTTTGCACAACAGTTTAATGCACAGTTTTCCCCTCCCACCACGAATTAGAAAGGAGTAACTAAGAATGAGTTACACAAAAACTACTACAACCACGACACGACCAAATTTTCTGGCCAGTGAAGTCGGACTAATCACCAAAACGGTAAATGTACCAGATACCGGCGCTGTTGCCGATGCTGACGGATTAAAGATTGTAAAAGCTGGAACGGTTTGGCCTGCAAATGATGCAACCGCCAAAGGTATTCTGTTTGAGGACGTGAACGTCACAAACGGCACCCATGCCGGATCGTTGATCATTGCTGGCCGGGTATTAGGAAACCGGCTACACACCACCCCCGATGCTTTGGCAATTACACCGCTTGAAAACAATGGCCTGTACATTGATACAGAGGAAGAAACGACAAGGAGTATTGACTAATGGATGTATTAAAACTTGTAAGTAAAAAAGACCTGCTGGATTTTTCGCAGAATCTTTCTGTAACCCGTAATTATCTAGGGGATCGATTGTTTCCGGACATTAAAACTCCTTCACTGGAAGCTGAGTTTTATCGGTTGTCCGATCCGCGACAGATCCCTAAGATGGCAAAGGTTCATGCCTTTGATACCGAGGCAGCAATTGGAACCAGACCGGACTTCGAAAAGGTTTCAATGGAAAAAATGCTGATCAAAGAAAAGATCAATCAGACTGAGCGAGTTGATCAGCTTGCCAAAAATGTAGAGCAGCAAAATCTTGTGGCTTACATTTTTGATGATATGGCCCGCCTTGCTGAATCGGTAAAAACCCGAACCGAAGTAGCAAAGATGGAGTTGATCCAATCCGGTAAAATTAAAGTCAAAGAAAACGGCCTTGATTTCACGGTTGATTATGGTGTGCCAGTCGGTAATAAGAAGTCTTATGACTGGTCACTGGATACTCAGGATATTCTGGGCGATATTCAGGCGATGAAAGATATTGCTAAAGATGCCGGGTACACCCCTACTAAAGTTATCACCTCATCCAAAATCATGAACAACATCCGAAAAAACAAGGGTGTTCAGACTGCGATCTATGGGACGACTGGTGTGGGGACTTTCCTTGCAAATCCACAAATTGATGCCCTGATGCTGGCAATGTTCGGATTTACTATTGAAGTAAATGACGAGCGTTATTCGTACGAAACTGCAGCAGGTGTCATTACATCAAAGCGATACATTGAAGATACTAAATTCGTAATGCTGTCAACCCTTGCCAATGGTACCCTGGGCTCCGGATTGTGGGGCGTTACTCCCGAAGAATCAAAAGAAGGGCCTTGGTCTGCAAAATCAGCAAAGCAGTTTATCACCATTACCCAATGGGAAACACCAGATCCGGTTGCAACCTGGACGAAAGCTTCAGGGCTGTTTATTCCAGCTATGCCCAATGCTAAAGGAATTGTTATCGGAACCATCACTCTGGCTTAAGAGGCTGTTAATTCAGTCTCTTTTTATTTTAAGGAGGTGTCGTGATGGATGTTGAGAAATTAAAAAAGCTGTTGGGGATCACCGGAACGGATCAGGACCCGATACTGGAATTTATCATTGATGATGTAACTGAGACCGTTAAAAACTACTGTAATATTTCATCGATTCCACAGGGGTTATTGAATACTGCCTACCGTATGGCGATGGATCTGTACCGGAATGAAAATATCGGCGATTCATCCATATCAATCGGCCAGGTATCTTCAATTACTGAAGGTGATACTTCCACCAGTTTCAAAAGCTCGACCGCTGAATTTAAGGATCATATCATGAAGGATTATAAATCTCAGCTTAACAAGTTTAGAAAGATGGTGTGGTGATGAATGCTCAAGAAGCCCATCGAAAAGCGATTGAGAGTCAGTACACCGGTAAATGTACCGTAACAGAAATGCAGGGCATTAAAGACCCGGTAACAAACATCTTGAAGCAGACCGCGGTGGTTGTCCTGACTGATCAACCCTGCAAAATGACGCACAAGTCATCCGATACCACAACTGTTGTGAATGGCGTGGCGGTACAGTCTCAATCGATCAAACTGCTGATTTCCCCCGATCTTGATATCAAGCCCGGGTCTAAAATAACAATTACCCAGGACGGCAGGACGGCAGACTTTAAGCGGTCCGGTCTTCCTGCCGTCTACCCATCCCATCAGGAGATATCATTGATCATCTTTGATAAATATAGTTGATATGGGAAAGAATGTTGATTACAAGCAGTTTGAGCAATTTGCAAAAAAGTTGGAAAAGACATTAGACGACAAGTCCCGAAAGAAGTTTATGGAAGACTGCGCAAAAGAGTTGGCCGCCCGGTTATTATCCCGGGTGATTAAAAAAACACCCGTTGGAAAAGAAGACGGCGGAACCTTAAGGCGTGGATGGACTGGTGGTGCTGAGAATACCAGCGAAAAGGGAAATACCATCGGGATAGGTGGCAAGAACGGTGCGGCATCTCAAATTAATGTGGTGTATCGCAATGGGGAATATCGTTGCGCTATTTTTAACCCAACTTATTATGCCAGCTACGTTGAGTATGGCCACCGGACACCAAGCCATGACGGTTGGGTAGATGGTCAATTTTTCTTGACAATATCCGAGAATGAAGTCAATGCTCTGGCCCCGGCGCTACTTGAAAAGAGGTTGATGCAGTATTTACAGGAGGCGTTTAAATGATTGAGCAGATTATCACAGGTATGGCTACAAAGATTGCCAGCCTTTATCCTGATTGCACGATCTACACCGAACCAATTGAACAAGGTTTAGTCGAACCGGCTTTTTACATCCACTGTATCAATGTGGATCAGCGGGATCGGATCGCCGGAAGGTTTATTCACTCCATGCCTTTTGAGGTGGTCTACTTCCCGTTAAATGGCTTATCTGATATCTATGCTACCCTATCGGTATTACTGGCTAATTTGAGGGTGATAGAGCTTCCTGACGGTGCTAAAATCAGGGGGATTGGGGTCAGTGGAAAACCGATTGATGGCGAGGGTCATATCTTTGTGACCTATGACATAACAATGAAATTCGTGGAAACCCCACCGGAAACAATGGGCGAAATAAATATAACAGGAGGTACAAATGGCTAAGAAAGTTGAAGAAGCCGTAAAAACGGTGGAGTTAGAGCAACAGTTCAACAAAGAACAGATTGTAAAAAGTAAAAAGTATCGAGAGAGTGCTGACATTGTTGGCGCTCTTTTACGTGATGGCGAAGCTTATACCATGGAACAGGTGGAGTCTTTGCTTGATGATTTTATGAAAAAGGAGATTAAAACATGCTAGGTGGAGGAACGTTTATAGCGCAGAATAAAATTTTGCCCGGAGCTTACATTAACTTTGTATCGGCATCCCGGGCTAGTGATGAACAGGACCGGGGAATATCGGCTATCCCGTTCGTTTTAGATTGGGGGCCTGAGAATCAAATCTTTGAGTTGACAGCAGACACTTTTAATTCAAAGTCGCTAACAACCCTCGGGTTTCTCCCGGATCATGCAAAAATGATCAATTTCCGGGAAGTGTTCAAGAAAGGGAAAACATTACTGGCCTATAAGCTGAACAGCGATGCAGTAAAAGCTGAAAACACATTCTTTACTGCTAAATGGGGCGGCGTTCGGGGGAATGACCTGAAAACCGTTATCGCTGCGAACGTGGACGTTCCGGCTAATTTCGACGTTAAAACACTGCTGGGTGATGTGGTTGTTGATGTTCAGACCGTGGCGACTGCTGCGGACTTAGTTGCCAACGAGTTTGCAACACCAAAAACCGGGGCAACACTGGCATTAACTGCCGGACTTCCGTTCACAGGCGGCACAAACGGCGCAGCCATTACCGGGACGAATTACAGCGCTTATTTGGCGTTGCTGGAATCCTACAACTTCAATACTTTGGCTTGCCCGGGAGTTGATGACACTATTGCCGTGGTTTTCGCAAATTTCGTTAAAAGAATGCGAGATGAGCTGGGGGTTAAGTTCCAATTAGTTAAATATAAAACTGCAACAGCGCCGAATTACGAGGGCGTTATCGCCATTGAGAACAGCGTCGCCGATGCTGGGGCCAGTGCCGATTCATTAATTTACTGGACAGCAGGCGCGCAAAGTGGTTGCCCCCTATCTGAATCGTTGACGAACACCACTTATGACGGGGAATACACCATCGGCGTTAACTACACTCAAACGCAGCTTGAGGGCTTTATTCAGGCCGGGAAGTTCGCATTCCACCGGGTCGGCCAAGGGGTCAATGTTCTAACCGACATTAACAGCTTGACTATATTCACGGACGCAAAAGGCAAGGACTTTAGTTCCAACCAAACAATCCGGGTGCTGGATCAATCGGGTAATGATATTGCCGCTTTATTTAATACTAAATACCTCGGGAAAATCACCAATAATCCAGCGGGCCGGACTTCGTTGTGGTCGGATATCGTCACCTACAACCAGGATCTCGAAAAACAAGGTGCTATTCAGAACTTTGACCCTAATCAGTTGATTGTCGAACAGGGCGAGACAAAAACGTCCGTTGTGGCTGGGTATGAGTTGGAACCGACAAACTGCATGGCTCAATTGTATGTCAATGTCGTGGTTGCATAGGAAAGGGGAAAAATTATGATAACAATGGAATCAGGCGGTTTTGTATCAGGTTCTCAGGGGGAATGTTACATCACCATAGACGGGCGACGTTATAACTTTATGTCGCTAAAATCTTTCAGTGCCAAAGCTGAAAAACAGAAAGAAAAATTTGCAGTTCT